CCAGGCCGACCAGGTAACCTTCCCTCCTACCGATGATTCAAGTTTGCCTTCTGCTGATAGACACGCAACTATGAAAACTGCTGATGGAGGTTTTTTATTAGAAGGAAAATTTGATTTTAAAACTATTACAAGTCCATATCAGGCAGAAGAGATGTCTGAAATCATATTAAGGCGTAGTAGAGAAAGTCTTGGACTTACAATAACTTGTGGTTTTAAAGCATATGAACTTCACATTGGTGATATATGTGCAGTAACTTTATCATCATTAGGTTTCTCAAGTAAAAATTTCAGAGTTTTATCTATGAATTTCAATGAGGATTATACAATAACTTTAAATTTAATAGAGCATCAAGATAGTTTTTATACATTTGCTACAAAGGGCCAAGTGGCAAGTACACCATCAACTAACTTACCTAATCCATTTAGTATCCAACCTCCAGCATCTATAACTTTATCTGATGAGCTTATTGAATATGCAGATGGTGTAGTATTGACAAGATTAAATATATTAGTTGGTGCTAGTACCGATCAGTTTGTTCAGTACTATCAGGTTGAGGCCAAAAAAAGCACAGAGACAGATTTTAAAGTAATATCAAGCGGAACTCAGTTAAACCATGAATTAATAAACGTAGTTGATGATGCAACGTATAATGTAAGAATAAAAGCTATTAATAGTTTTGGAGTATCTAGTAGTTATATTAGTGCAGATAGAAAAATTGTAGGTGCAACAGAAATACCTGGAAATATTGATGATCTATCAGTTTCATTAGTAGGATCTAATCAAATGGAGCTTTCCTGGACGCCAGTAGAGGATCTTGATATATCCTGGTATGAGATAAGATATCAAAATGTAACGTCTGGTGCTATTTGGAACAACTCAACTCCTCTTGCAAAGGTCGTAAGACGTAAGTCTAATAGTTTAGTTGTTAATGCACAAACAGGATCATTTTTAATTAAAGCGGTTGATAAACTTGGTAATAGTAGTGCAGAGGCATCTATTGTAACAACTAATATTTCAAGTTTGCAAAGTTTTAAAAGAACCGCTACATTTAGTGAATAGTTATGGCAAATTTTTTAGGAACACGAGACAGTAACGTAGCATTAAGTAGAGATAACCAAGACAGGCTTGTCCTTATTTTAGACACAATTACTCAATTTGACTCTGGTGTTGGTAACTTAGACTCCGCTGAGGGTGTGTTTGATTTAGGAGGAACTGACTCTACATCTAATCCTACAAATTTTGGAGGTAATATTCAATCCTCTGGTTTTTATACTTTCTCGAATACTCTATCCTTAGATGCAATTTATGACGTTAGTTTAGGTGCATTAGTTGGTATGACATCTGAGGATGAGTATGATTTACACGACTCAGGTCGAGGTGCTACTTTGCATGATAATGCTAAAGGCCCATATGATGGATCGCCAGAGGTTCAATGTGGAGCAGAGGTGCAAGTTGGTGCAGATGATTCTAGTCTTGCAAATATATCTAGCTTTCAAAAAATTGCTCAGCAAAGTACAATCAAAGGTCGTTTTTTTAAATTTAGATGTAAACTTACTTGTGATAATAAAAAAGTTAGGGCCAAAGTTCATAGTTTAGAGTTTAATGTCAATTTTGAGAAAAGGTTTGAGTCAGGTGAGGATTTAGTGTCATCTGCTTCAGGAACTACTGTAACCTTCACAAATGGTTTTTTTGCTACTCCATCTATTGGTATATCAGGTCAAGGAATGGCAGTAGGTGACTTTTTTGTGTTATCAAATAAATCAAAAACAGGATTTACAATACAGTTTTTTAATAGTAGTAATACAGGAATAAGCAGAACTTTTGATTTTCAAGCAGTAGGACATGGCTTGAAATCATAATTAAAATAAAATATAAGGATTAACATGAGTCAAGTCAGTGATACAGTTTTAGCCAATCAGGGCTTTGCGAGTTTTAGAACCGAGTTAAATAATATCTTAGGTGCTTTAAATACTTCTCATCTTGGTAGCTCTGCACCTGGATCAGTTGCTCAAGGAACTTTATGGGTGGATTCATCTGTATCAGGATTTTTAAAATTAATGATTAACGACGGAAGTGATAACGTAGAAATTTTAAGAGTTAACATAACGTCAAACGCAATAACAAGCACGATGTCAGTAACAGGAACAATAGCTGAAACTGATCCAAATGCCTTGCCACTTGCAATAGCTTTAGGTTGAGGAGGACACTTTGGCAAATACATTTAAAGTTAAAACTAATGGTGCGATGCCAAGTTCAGCTGGATCACCTTTAACACTATACACTTGTCCAAGTGCTACAACGACTGTGGTAATTGGATTAGTACTTTGTAATATTCACACAACAGGAGTAACCGCAGATGTTCAATTAGTTTCTGACACATCAGATACAGAGACTAACGAAACTGTATTATTAGCAAAAGACGTGAGCATTCCAGCTGGGAGTTCACTTGAATTGTTAACAGGCGGAAAAGTTGTAGTTCAGGCAACAGATATAATCAAAATAGATTGTTCAGTATCAGCTAAAATAGACGCAACATTGTCAATATTAGAAATAACGTAGGAGTAAGCATGAGCTATATCGGACTCCCACCAAAAGCAACATTCAGTTCAGGATTACTAGATAGATTCACAAGTACAACAGGAACAACAGTAACCCTAACGCATGACATCGCATCAGAAAACGACATTGTAGTTTTTGTTAATTTTGTAAAACAAGACAGCACAACATATTCAGTTGGTGGCACAGGAAACAAAACTTTAACACTTGGCGGAACTTTAGTTTCATCTGATATTGTTGAAGTTCACTATTTGAATATTGTAGGTCAAACAAATGCACCATCGGCTGGTAGTGTAACAACAGCAACTATAAATGATACAGCAGTGACAGGGGCAAAATTAAATGCTGATGTTATTTCTTCACAAACAGAATTAGCAACTGCACCAGCTTCAACAGATGAACTACTAATTTCAGATGCTGGAGTTTTAAAAAGAGTAGATGTATCTTTAGTTGGTGGTGCTAACACTCCCGCTTTTATGGCTTATTTAGATAACGATGTTACTATTAGTGATGCTGTATCTACATTAGTGCCTTTTAATCAAAAAGCATTTGATACAGATAATGCTTTTAATACTACTAATAAAAGATTTGTAGTCCCGACTGCTGGAAAATATTTTATTCATTATAATGTTACTGGTGGCACTAGTCCAAGTAGATTGCAATATGTAAATGTATATTTAAAAAAAAATGGCACACAAATAGCTCACAACACTACAGACACAAGAAATGCAGGATTTGGTTTCTTTTTTTCAGTCGGTCAACAATTACATTTAGATTTAGCTGTTAATGATTACTTAGAAGTTTTTGTTTTAATAGACCCAGAAAGTTCTAATTCTTATAGTGCAACAATTGAAGCATTTAATATTTACACAACAGTATTTGGTGGACACAAAATTATAACATAGGAAAAATAAATTATGGCATTTAGTAAAATTATAGCAGAGAGTATGGACTTAACAGACAATTTCAATTTCACGGGTCAAGTCACGGGTGCTGGTGGAATTACTCAAGCTGACCAATGGAGAACAACTACAGACCAAAATATTTCTGCTGATACAAATACATTAGTTCAACAATGGGAAAGAAACGATACAAATTCTACTTATATAGGGTCTGGAATGTCAGTTAGTTCTGGTATTTGGACTTTTCCATCAACTGGACTTTATCTTATTTTAAATTCTAGTGATTGGTATGGAATTAATAGCAATTCAGATTATTGTAGTACAAAAATACATGCAACTTCAAATAATTCGTCTTATTCAGAATTAAATAATAATAATCAATGGATAGAAACTTCAAGATACATGACAGTAACATCTATAAATTGGTTTGATTGTACAAATGTTTCAACACATAAAGTTAAATTAATAGCTCATGCTCAAGGTAGTGCAAAAACTTTGAGAGGTAATACTGGCACAAGTGAAACAAGTTTAACTTTTATAAGATTAGGCACATAAAATTAAGGAGGTAAAACTATGGCACAACTAAGTACAAAAATAAAAGAATACTGCAAAGCTAACAATGTTAGTGATGTAGATTTTTTAAATGATGTTAGGTTGCAAGACGACAGTAATGGTCAAGGTGCGTATATAGCTGAGTGGAACTTAGATATTGCACAACCAACTGATGAGCAATTAGCATCTTATGAAACTGCTGCAAATACTGCTGAGAGCAATGCTCAAGTAGATGCAACAAGACGAGAAGCTTATGGCTCATGGAACGATCAATTAGATGAAATCTACCATGATATTGAAGCTTGGAAAACTAGGATTGCTGGTATAAAATCAAACAATCCAAAAAAATAAATAGGAGATAATTTTCTATGCCCTATATAGGCAAAGAGCCAA